CCGATATGATTGAAACTCCTGGTGATGCTATTGTAATTGTGCCACTTCTTAAAGGCTTTATGGACTCTAGCCTCAAGAACGATGAGGTTCTTATGAAGCTACTTACTCTATTCCAAAAAGCATCTGAGAATAAGAAGGGAGCCGACGCTGAAGACAACGGCATCTTGACTGAAAAAGATATTGAGCAGTTGTTTGCTGATGTTACAGTAGCCAAGATTAAAGAACCTAAACAACTTCCTCAGGCGTAATGGCAGAAGGATACATTTTTGGTGATAAGTTTGAAACCAGCATAAGATCAGGTGTTGGCCAATATTATATTATAGGTAGAGTAAAAAAAGTAGTTTTAGGACCTTTTATAGCAAATACAAAACTACCAGACCCAGACTACAGGAATCCTAATGATATAGGAGCTATAAAGTATGAAATAATGTATTCTACTTTAGGGACATCAAAATCAGAGGCTATATCTGAACCTGCGTATCCTATGTTTAGCTTTATAAAACATTTCCCTACATATGGAGAAATGGTTTTAATATTCCCAGGTCCTAGCCCATCGTTAAACGATAAGAGTAGTAGACAGCAGTTCTTTTATATGCCTCCTTATGACTTGTGGAACCATGCTAACCATGGAGCATTCCCTGTTACATTAGAATGGGCTAAGTTCTTAAATGATAATAAGACCAATAAACCAGGGTATTCAGGAAATAACGTAGCAAGTAATATAAAATTACCATTAGGTAAAACATATGAAGAAAACGATAAAGTCAGAAATTTAACTCCTTTTGAAGGGGATACTATTATACAAACTAGATCTGGTCAATCGATCAGGTTCGGTAGTACGGTTTCTGTGATGAAGGATTTTAATACATGGTCTAGTGGTAAAGATGGTAAAAATGGAGATCCTATAACTATTATAACTAATAGTCAAGGGATGTCTAAAAATAAAGATCCTTTCCAAACTGTAGTTGAAGATGTGAATAGAGAAGGATCAGCTATATGGATGACGTCTACTCAACAGATAAATTTACAAGACATAAATTCTTTTCCTCTCAACTCATTTGGTGTGGGTATAAATCCTATCGTACAAAATGTAGTTAAGCTACAACAACTTCCTACATCTGATGAAACTATATCTGCACAATTCCAAGATGAAAATAGTATAAAATAATGTTTAAACCAGTTTTTCCATATCAAGGTAATCAATTAGTACTAACATCGGATAGAGTAACACTTCATTCTAGGACTGATGCTATATTCTTATTTGGAAAACAAGCTGTTTCATTATCATCTACAAAGACTATTAACCTCGATGCAAATGAAGGTATAAAGTTATATTCTCCTATTGTAGAACTTGGATCTAATGCTAGAGCCGAAGGCCAACCTGTTGTTTTAGGTAGAAACTTAAATCAGCAACTTATAACTTTATTGACTGAGGTAGCTAAGGCAGGTATGTTTATGTCTCAAGCTTCTAAGTCCGATCTAGCAGCATCTATGCAACTTATTTCTTCAGCAGGTAAAATTTTAAATGAAGAAGCTGTAAGACTTGCTCAAGCTTTACAAACCGATTTTATATTGTCTAAAAATACTTTCACTAGGTAATGGCAGCAGAAAACATATTAAATTTAGGCAATGAAAAACTCAATATAAATACAACCACTGCAAAAGGGTTGGAAAAGGTTATTGGTATTATAGGTACATTTGTTGTTAAAGCACAAACTAGTATTAATAAAATACTATACGGTAAGTTTAAATTACAAACCAGTCCTACTGCAAATAAAATACAAAAGGCTTTAGATAAAGGTATAACAAATACATTATCAGATCTAGTAGGAATTAACTATTGTGATATTGTAAACTATTTAATAAACCAAGCACCTGCTGGTCAACAATTTGATCCTGAAAAACCACCTATCGATGGTAGTAGTTTTGCTAGAACTAAATGGACAATTCAAAAACAAGCATTTGAAGTACAAAAAAGAATAGATCAATATTATAAGAGTTATGGTGATGCAAACAACCCTGAAAGTAGACTTGGTCTATATTCTCTAATAAGAGAAGTCAACGACGTATTTGCTACTATATTAAGCCCCCAAACAGGATTAAACGACCCAGAGATACTTAAAACATTTCCTCAAACTGCGACTATAACTAACTTCCTTCAAGATGTATTAAATAAATTTAATCAGTATCAAAGTGTAAATGACATTAATCAAGCCGAGCTTCAAAAACTGTTGAGGTTTATAGAAAAAGTAAAAGCTTATTGTATTGCTATTATAGGATTAAATTCGCCATCTGCATTTGTTAATTTTGCAAATAGTATAACAGATGGAGGAGTTCAAGAACAAATAGCTAAATTAAATAAAATAATAGACGTACCTAGATTTCTACCATTGATCAGGCAACTAATTAGAACAGCAAATAATATAAATAATGTAGGAAGAAAATTACTAGGATATATAAACATAGGAAGGGGTATAATCACTATATGTTTAGTACTAATTAAGATTTTTAACGTCTTAAAAATATTTTTTGTAAATATAGCAATCCCTAGTTTGTTTGGAACAAAAGGAGTTGACATAAAAATAAATGAAGTATTTCAACAGAAACTTAAAGAGGAAGGAGAAAAAAGGTTCATAGAAAGATTAAACCAAATAAATGCAGTCCTAAATTTAATGGCACTGTGTGTAACCTCAATAATAGCCGGAATAGATGACATCATATATAAATTTAATTTAATTAGATTAAACTTAGAATCTTGTAATCCTGAGATTGGTCAAGAAATACAAAATACTATATCTAATTTGAATAGTACTAGAAGTGAATTACAAAACTTCTTAGACCAATATAATTCTACAGGAGAAAGAATAAATAGGCAGTTTGGAACATACACTATAGAGATTATTACAGAACAATTGGTTGATGAAGGGTTAACTTTAAGAAGAAGATACGGTATAGCTAGAGACAATAATGGATATATAGTAGTACAATCTACTCCTACATTTGCATCATTAGATCTGATTATTGTAAATGAAGTAAAGGTATTATTGGTATCAAAAGGTCTAGTTAATTTCAGCCTAGGAAATATATCATCAGAAAACTCTTTGATTGTATTAGAATCATTAAGATTCTTAGGAAAAGACGATCTTAGTTTAGACAACGTACAATTTAATCTAGGGGATTTTGAATTTTCTAGAGAGGAGTCCGACGCTTTAGGATTGACAAACTTCATTAATAACCTACCTGGTGGAAAGGCACTTCGTAAGAAGGTTCAAAAGATGATGGCTGAGCAATCGTCTAAATTAAAGACTGATCTAAAAAATACCGATCCTTTAGGAAGATTCAATACTAATATCTCAGGCATATAGTAAACTCGTAAAAATAATATTTATAAGATATGACACAATCTGAAGCATTAAGAAAACTAATCCGTGAAGAACTCAGAGCAGTTCTAAAGGAAGAACTCCCTAAACTATTGAAGGAGAATGCTAAACCTGTAATGGTGGATCCAAAGAAAAGCCTTCAAGAACAGGTTAAAAGTAAGATCCCTGGTACATTGAATACTGAGGCAAGTAGGCCTCAAATTCAGTTCTCTAAGGCAAATCCTATGGCTGCCTTCTTGAATGATACGGCCAAAACTATGTTGAACGAGGACTTCTCTATGTCTACAGCAGACGTTCATCCTTCTATAGCCTTCCAACCAAAAGAAGTTAAGGTAGGATCTGTTGAAGGAATGCTTGGAACTGCTAGACCAAGTTCAAACATTAATGCAGTACAGATCAACGAGGTTCCAGACTTCTCCGCCCTAATGGGAAAACTTAAAGCACAAGGACAAATCTAATGGCATACGGGTTAAAGAAAATAGCGGCAGTAGACTTAAAACCTTCAACAGGAGTTGGGGTGGCTATCCCTTTTTCTGCACCAAACGTATTTCAAACAGTATATACCACTAAAGACCAGACTAAATATAACCTGATCAACTTCTTGTTAACTGACCCAAGAGAAAGGCCATTTAACCCTACTTTTGGAGCAGGTATTAGAGCAAGACTATTTGAACAAATTGCAATAGACACTTTTGATGATATCCAACAGTCACTAAAGACACAAATTGAGAACAACTTTCCAAATGTTCAGATTGTAAATTTAAGTGTATCAGGACAACCGGATTATAATATTATAAATATAAAATTCAGTTATAGACTATTAAGATCAAATGAAAACGATTCAGTTACATTGACCATTCAAAATATGTAAAAATGCCAGATCAAATAGATGTTAAATATCTGAATAAAGACTTTACTACCTTCAAACAAGATTTGATTGAATACGCAAAGTCTTACTATCCTACTATCTATAACGACTTTACTCAGGCTTCGCCAGGTAGCATGTTTATTGAAATGGCTTCTTATGTAGGAGATGTACTTTCATTTTATCTTGATAATCAACTTCAAGAGACATTCTTACAGTACGCGAAACAAAAGAACAATCTATATACTATGGCCTATATGTTAGGCTATAGACCAAAAGTTACATCAGCTGCAACAGTTAATATAGACGTTTATCAACAAATACCAGCAATAACAGTAGGCCCAAATATACTTCCAGATTTTGGTTATGCTGTAACTATAGAACAAGGCATGCAGGTAAAATCTAATGTTGATAGCTCTGTTTTATTTTATATACCACAAAAAGTAGACTTCACAACTTCATCGTCTTTAGATCCTACAACTTTAGAAGTTTACACTGTAGATGGATCTAATAATCCTACAAGTTATCTTTTAAAGAAAACTGTACAAGCTCTATCTGGTCAAGTTAAAACTCAATCATTTACTTTTGGTGCAGCTCAAAGATTTACTACTGTACCTATACAAGATAACTCAATTATTACTATTCTTGATGCGCAAGATTCAAATGGTAATACTTGGTATGAAGTACCTTATTTGGCGCAAGACTACATATTAAAACCAGTTGCAAATACTGCTGCACAATACCCTAGCCTATATCAATATCAGAATCAAGTACCATACATGATTCAAAAGCTACAAGTTCCAACAAGATTTGTATCTAGATTTAGAACAGATGGCACATTAGAAATAGAATTTGGTTCTGGTATTAATTCTGTAGCTGATACTGCTGTAATACCTAATCCTAATGCAGTTAGTGTTGGTTTAACAGGAGGCGGTCTTAGTACTTTGTCTAGTTCATTTGATCCAACTAACTTTGTAACAACACAGACTTATGGTCTAGCTCCAAAAAATACGACTATAACATTCCAATATTTAGTTGGTGGTGGTGCTTCTTCTAATGTATTGTCAGGACAATTAACTCAAGTATTATCTTCTACAATTACAGGAGATCCTACCTTCCAAAATACAATTGCTGTAAATAATCCCGATCCTGCAAAAGGTGGTGGTGATGGTGATACTATAGAAGAATTAAGATTAAATATAGCTTCAGAGTTTCCAACACAACTTAGAGCTGTTACTCAAGAAGACTATTTAGCTAGAACATTAAGTATGCCTAGTAGATACGGTAAAGTGTCTAAAGCGTATGTTACAAAAGATGATGCTACATTTAGAAATTACATGTTAAGTGATATTAGTCAATATGATCCTTTGCTAGTAAGTCTTTATGTGTTAGGTTTAGATGCCAATGGTAGTTTATCAGATCCTTCACCAGCCCTACTACAAAATATACAAACATATTTAAAAGACTATAGAATGCTTACTGATTCTGTAGATATCAAACCTGCCTATATTATAAACATTAGTTGTAATTTTGATGTAATTATTAGACCAAATTATACTAGCCAAGACGTTGTTGCTAGATGTATTTTGTCTTTACAAGACTTCTTTGATGTAGACAATTGGCAAATAAATGAGCCAATTATATTAGGAGATATATACTCTTTATTAGACCAAGTGGAAGGTGTACAAACTGTTAAAACAGTTAATATAGTAAATAAATCAGGAGAAGCAAATGGCTATTCTAAATACTCTTATGATATTTCAGCAGGTACTTTAAATGGTGTAATTTATCCTTCATTGGATCCTTCTATATTCGAAGTAAAGTTCCCTAATACAGATATACAAGGTCGTGTAGTAACATTATAAAAGAAAAACAATGGCAGTATATAAAATATTCCCTACAGCAGACGCTTCAATATATTCAAAGAAGCCAGCAGCAAATGCAGGCCTTGATGAAATATTAGAAGTTGCTGTAAAAAATTCACCTAACC